TAGACTTTGGCACAGCCCATGTTGATCGTGAGTCCATCACGCAGGAAGTTATACATAAACGTGAAGAAGCTGTTTTTTCTTGTCACAAAGTAGCTGATGAGTTGCTGAATCTTCCGCGCATTATCGTCATCGTTGACATTCACCCCCGCAATATCCACAGGATCATCCGAACCCGTGAACACCTCCATGAGCGATGGCATAATCCAGTCGATTGTCGTTTTGACATCACGAGAAACCCAGCTGCTGTCCTCCGAGAGATTCGGAAACTTCCCCTTATAGTGGTCTACATCCGCTCGATACACGTCATAGCGCTTGATGAGGGCAGGTTCTACTGTCGCTCTATAGTATTGATCTGCAACATCACGCCCTGCCTTGTAGGCAGTCATGATCTTCTTGACCGCATCCTCTGAAAGCGTTTCGAGACTGATCTCCTCCGGCGCAGCATTTTGCGCAGCGTCATACGCTGCCGCATTTCCTTGCATAGATTCACCTCCTTTCACATACTGCCCGCTTTGCGGATTTTTCCACGGCGGCGTGCCTCGTAATATTTTCCGTGGGGCACATAGACCGGCATCGCAAACGTCAGCGCGAGCGCGTCCGCAAGATCGGGGCTCTTGCCCATCCGCTCCTTGACTTTATCCTTTGGCTCAAGAAGAATACGCCCGCCCGCCGTAAATTTATACTCCACCGACGCAAGCTCCGTTTTGAGGTCTGCGTTCTGCGTAAGTACACCGCCGCCTTGAAGCCAGTCACGGCATTTGAAATACATCTCCGCACGGATATTGGCGTAACGCTCCGTATCCATCGCAGCCGCGCCGAAATTGATCTCCGTCGGCTGATATCCCAACTGACGCAATCGATCAATCACGCCCGCACCCATCGCCCCCGCGTCGATGAACACCGCCGCAGGAGAAAATTCCGTGTAACAGGAAACAACCGCGCTCGCCGTATCCATCGTCGAGAGCCCCGTGAACGTACGTATCTCACGCAGAAGAAGCCCCTGTCGCACGCAGATCACGGTACGGTCATCGCCAAACCGTGCCACATCCACACCGAGGATCACAGGCTGCCCTTGCACATCCTCTGCGTCCATCTCACGCCCTGCCGCCTCCGTGACAAGGTCAATCGGAATCACCACATCGGACGCGGACGCCGTGAAGTCACAGAGAAGTTCCTGACGCACTTCCATTTCGGTCATCTGCGCCTTCATGTCAGCAAGCTCTTCTTCGGGCAACACGCCCGTCTCATCAGCCCGATAAACGCAAGAATACCAACCCGCCGATTTCTCCGCGTGTTGGTACATCTCATAAAACTGATTCTGACCTTTAGGTGTCCCGATGAACACCGCCCATCCTTCGCGGTCTGCAAGCGCAGGACGGATAACACCGCCCCAGAGTTCGGGCTTGATATCCGCATACTCGTCGAGGATAACGCCATCCAGATAGATACCACGCAGCGCATCGGGATGATCTGCGCCAATGATATAGAGCCTTGCTCCAGGCGAGCCGCGACACCGCGACGGCAACTCGATATAAAGCTCCGACTCATTCACCGTACGTCCCGGAATCGGATTCGTGTAGTACTTCAGGTATTCCCATGCAACACGCTTCGCTTGATTACGGAACGGTGCAACATAGGCATACACAGGCGCTTTCTTCTCGTTGAGGATCGCCTTTTTAATCATCTCATTGACCGTACCGACCGTCTTGCCGAATCGTCTGTGACAAACAAGTACCGCAAATCGATTGTTGGAAAGCGCAGAATGTATTGTGTCACGCCAAATCGGGCGCGGCGTGTATGGTATCACAATCTCACTCATGTGCCGCCCTCCCATCGGAATATCAACGGTTTACCGTCTGCTCCACTCACCTGTGTCTTGTTGATGTATACCCCGTCCATCTTGTTGAGCAAGTCCATTGCCTTGAGTCGGTCAGGCTTTGCCGTCTCCTCATCACGCGCAAATTGCGTTAAGAGTTCGCGCCGCTCTGCCGCATCCATAATCTTGTGCGAATCCATTTCGCTCTGAAGTTCAACAATTCGCTGTTGAATCCCAACATTTCCCAACAATCTAGCAGCAGCCGTCCCTGCGACTTTGTCCGAGCGTGCCTTGTAACCCGCGCGCTTGTAAGCTTCGGTGGCATTGCCACACCGTACAAATTCGATGCAAAATTTTTCCTGTAACCGCTGCATCATGCCACCTCCTCTCAAAAACCAAAATCCAAAACTAAAAAACTGAAATGGAAAGCTGAAACAAATTTTATGTTTCACACAAACGAAATATAAAAAATCGTAGAATTTTATATTTCACATCTGAAATCCGCACTTTTGCTATCAAAAATGATATGTATAGATACAATCTCTGTAGAAAATCTTACGATTTCTTACGATTTAACCAATCAAAAAGGACACTGCCGCAGCCGTGTCCTCCGAGTGTTTCCCGTAGTACCGCACTCTGTAAGTTTCTATTTCTTTTCTTTTGGTATCTGTCTGTGCAACGCAATAAGAGTTTTCGCCATCCGTTCAATCAGTCGCTCCCAGAGATCATGTCGCAGAGGGTCATCCTCTGGCTCAAACGGAGCAAAAGATAAATGCAGGAGCTCGTGAACAAGGACTTTTTCTACGTCATACTGAAACGTGAAGTCATACGGGATTTTGGGGTCGAGCAAGTGAATAAGAGCCTCGCCTTTCGCGAGTTCGACAAAACATTCACCTTCCCGATCTGGTTCACCCAGCTCATCTGGTCGCCCAAGGTTTACGCGTACATCCCAGTCATTGAGCTTTAGAATTTCCTGCCATCTCTTACACAACTCGTTAATCTGACTATCGTTTCTCATAAAAGGCCTCTCTTTTCTCAACAGAAAAGCCGCCTCAATTGAGACGGCTTCCGCTATGGGATGTAGGAGGTACAGTAGCTTGGCTTATCTCCAAACTACCAACAATAACATTTTAGCACCGAAAAACGCGTTTATGGGACGCGTCTATTTAATTTATTTTGTTCCAGTTTTAGATATGCCTCAACGGTACGATCAACGATGTACCGCCACATATCCTTTAACACTCGCTCAGATGTGAAGAACTCCGTATTGAGAAACCGCTCCCGCATCGCCTCACAATACATCATCTGCGTGCGTACCAGCCACGCCCTGCGCCCTCTGCCTGTCTTATCGCGTGATGCCTTACGCCGCGCATCCAGAAATATCCGTTTGCGCTCCGATAACCCTCTTTCGACAAACTCCACCGCCCGCAGCCATGTGTAGACGGGATACGTCTCGTCAAACTTGACACCACGCAGCGCCTCCGTCTCTGTTGGATGCCCCGGCAGATTTCCGCCTCCTCCCTGCACGGTATTCCCTCTCACATACTCCTCACGCTTCAGACGGTAGGTTCTCAGTTCCTCTGTATAGTTCAACAACATTGTTTCTGCGCGCTTGCGGTCTTGTCTGATCTCATCCGCAATCTGCAGAGCTGTCTCGTTCTCAAGCAAGGTTAGCCCTCCTATCTCCCCAAGATTGCCTTTGTCACTTCTTCGATCTGCCGTATATTGTCTATATCCGTCCCCGTTACTGCAACAAGCATCTGAACCATCGTTTCAAGGCTCGGAAGAAAGATCGCAAGAATAGCGGCGACAACACCTGTCACTAAAAAAATCAGAAGAAATTCCCACTTGCCGAGCATGGATGATTCATTCTCACCGTCGCAAGACAACACGAATAACAAACAAACGATTGACAAGACCGTCGTAATAATCATCACTACACGTAGCGACTGGATTACATCCATCGCATAAAACACCCAAGGGCTCATTTAGATCACTTCTTTCTTGGTATCAATGGACAATTCATAGTTCTATTCATCTTAATCTACACACCAAAAGAGCAGTCATGTGCCGCTCTTTGTTTATCGCCGTTTCTCAGTCTCTAC